TGGCGCTCAACCTTCAAGGCGCGGTCCCTGATGCGGGCAGAGGCGGTGCGCTGGAGGCTGGCGGCGTGCATACCCGCCCGGACGCCGGACTCGCCCTGTCCTTGCATGATGGGCGAAAAGCCCGCGATTTCGTCGAAATATTTAATCAGCGTGTCTAGCTGCTGGTAGGCGTCGGCAGGCAAGTCCGGCACCAATTTCTCGATCTTGGCGTTGGGCATGTCCTCGTTGATGAGGCCGTCCAGCGTCCTGAAAGCTCTGCGGGTTTCGTCCGAAATGCCTTTGAAGCCAATCAGGGCATAGGGTGGATGGGCTTGCAGGCGGCCAATCTTGATAATGTCGGTCAGGCGGTCGGTGATCGTGTCCTGAAGCCGGAACAGGTCCGAAAACTCGCTGCGACCCCAGAAATACCCCTGCTGGTCGTTGGGCTGCACCATTACGAACGGGTGATGGCCGGGGATGAACAGGTTGCGGCGGATGTCGCCGCCTTCGATCAGAATGTCCGGCTCGACAAACTGGATGGTGGTGTAATCCTCGCGTTCGTCGTCCAGCACCCAAAGTTCGACAAACTTCACCAGATCGCGGGCCACGTCCGGGCTGACGCTGGGCGACGGGGCGGCCATCGAAACGTCCACCTGACCGCGCGTGGCCTGTCCGGTCGCGCCGGATTGAGGCTGGACGGGGTTGATGCCGCCGATGATGACCTGATGGATGAACTGCTCCTCGTCCTCCTCGCTGCGTTCGATGGAGGCGGTTTGCACGCGGTCCATGATGCTTTGCCGCTCGGGGTGGTAGCGGAGGCGGCGGTACAATTCCTTCTTGCTGAGGTAGGTGACGTGGCAGATGACTTCCTGCCGGTCGAGCCCGTTCACGTCTTCGCGCCAGACGCCCATGCTGGACGGCATGACGACGTAGGGATCGAAGCCCGCGTAGACCTGACGCTGCTTGTCGCTCACCATGCCCTTGCCTGCGTTGCTCGGGCGGCGGCGTCTACGGCCAAACAGGCTGCGAAGCCACGAGTCGTCCGCCGCTTGCGGCAGGCTTTCCAGCGCCGTCTTGACCCCCAGCTTGACGAAAGCCGACCCGTAGGGCAACGACCAGAACACCGCATCGCCAAAGGCCATGTCCACGTCGGACTGCTGGAACTCCTTGGTCAGCAGGCGGCTGATGTCGAGTTCCCGCTTCTGCCATGACGGCTCGGCCTTCTGCCCAAACTCCACCATGAAACGGGTTTCCAGCGGGCTGAACAGGAAGGTATGCAGGCGGTCCACATGCGGGCCGCACTTGTTCAAGACGCTGGGGTTGGTGATGTCGTTGGCCCCGGCCATCAGGTAGGCCCGCCAAGTGGCGTAGTAGTTCAGCCGCTCTTTCTGCGACGACATGCACTCCTTGTGAGTGCGAATAGCCCAATTAATCAGGGCGTCCTTGCTGTTGGGCAGAAACATGCGGGCTCCAAGGGTGAGTTGCTATTGTAAACTCAGCCCTTCATTTTGCCTAGAAGGCCAAGATTGCGCCGCTTGTCGGCCACCGGCATTCCTGCCCCCATTGCTGAAATCTGCGCCCCACGGGCCTTGGGGTCGCTGTCCAGCGCGCGGAATCCGCTGCGGATTTCGGCGGGGGCTTCCTTGGGCACGCCCATGCTGATGTCGGTCGTCTTGACCGCGATGTCGCCCGCCCGCTGCTGGGTGCTGATGTCGGTGTGGCCGGTGTCCTCCAGCGCCAACTTGACCGCCAAGTCCTCGCGCTTGCTGCGGTTTTGCGGGATGGCAATGCCCGTGCTGGGGGCGGCTCCCCGGTTGAGCGCCGGGGCGGAAAGTTCCTGCCTGCCCTTTTGGGCGCAGCGCGGGCACGGCGGGGCCGCCTCGTCGCGGCTCATGTGCAGGTGCTTCCACGTCAGGCCGCAGCCGTTGCATCCCCATGTTCTGCTGATTGCCACGGTAATCTCCTAGTAAATTAACTCGTCTACGTTCTGGCCCATGGCGTCTATCTTGCGCTTGGACTCCTGCTTGGCAAAGAAGTCTTCCACAACAAAGCGCCCAAAGGTCGCGCCTTTGCCGACGTTGTTGCGCTTCTCCAGCCGTTTCGTTTCGTTCTCCAGCGTGCGGTTCTCGTCCACCAGCGGGCCGCGCAGCCAGTCGTCATAAGCCCGAAGCGCCAGCGCAAAGGCAAGGCAGCGGTCGTCTTTGCCGCGTCCCTCGGCCCCGATCCACGTCCCGTCCTGCACGATGCGCTCCATCTCGTTCACCAGCGGCACCGACCGGATGTCCAGCACGTTCAGCATGAGCATGTCCTTCATGCGCGACATGATCTGGTTCTTCGTCTCGCCGGTCGTCTTCATGTGCAGGAAAAAGCCCGCACCCAGACTGTCCTGCCGGTGGTAGAGGTACCAACTCCAGTTCTCGAAAATCTTGTCGATGCCTGCCGCCTTTGCCCGCTCGGCTCCCGCGCCGCGCGTGATCTGCTGGCGCAGGTGCTTCAATTCCTGAAAGACGGGGACGCCGGGACCGTTGATCTCCAGCACGACGCGGACGTTGCGGTAGTAACCAGCAAGATGCGCCGTGATCCAAGCGAACTGGTGGGGGGCAAGGTTATCGTCGGCGTACTCGGCAACCTGCACAACCTTGTCGGCGTAGCATCGCAACACTTGGATGGAAAAGCGGTCGTTCCAGTCGTTGCGCTCGATACTGCTGCCGTAAGCGGGATCGACACCCAGAGCGTATACGCCGTCAGGGTCGGGCTCCTCCCAGATGCGTAGTTGCGCCATCTTGCTGGACTTGACCGGATTGATGGCGGTCTTGAGGAAGTCATCCGTAAGGCTGTACCGATAGCCCTTGAACCCCACGCCATAGGCTCGTTCCATCGCCATTGTAAGCTGCTTGTTCGGAAAGAACATGCGGCCCGACATCATAAAGGCTTGGCCTTCCCACCAAGGATGCTCCTGCGCGATGTAGCCCGCATCGCTGCCCAGCTTCTTTGTCTCGTGCCGATACCAAGCGACCTGCTCGTCGTCTACGTCCACCGAGTACAGGTCCTTGACTTTCTGGATCAGGTCCTTTTCCTCGGGCGTAAAAACCGCGTTGCCGTTGGTGTCGATCTCCATGACGGAGCGGTAGACCTTGCTGCCGCGCTTGACGCGGTAAATCTCCTTGGCCCACCAGCCAATGAAGATGGCTTTCTGGTCCACCGCCTCCTTGGCATCGCTCCAGATGTCGTGGAACAGGTTGTAGCCACGCGCCGTGCTTTCGTAGACGTACAGGCGATTGGGGTTCTGCTCGGCAAAGGCTGCGACGAACGAGGCCCAAGCCTCGGGGTCGCCGTAGCGGCTGACTTCGGTAGCGTGGACGAAATTGATGCCTCGGCCTACACCCATCGCGCCTTTCTTCTTGGTTCCGGCGACAATGTAGTACAGCACGCTGCCGTTGCTGAGAGTCAGCATCTCTCGGTTATGCTTGGTGATCGAGATGCGGTAGGTCTTGGGCAGGCCCTTGAGATAGCGTTCCAACGTGTTGCGGAAGTTCTCGCGGTTGCCTTCGTCGTCCGTCACCAGCGCGCCCTGCGTGCCGGGAAACACCATCAGCCAGAACAGGTCGATGGCAAGCATGATGGTCGAGATGCCAAGCTGGCGGGCTTTCAGCACTGTGAAGCTGCGGACATCCTCCTCCAGCCCTGCCGCCAGTTCGTTCAGAAACACGCGCTGGCTTTGATAAAGCTCCAGCTTGCCAACGCCGGTTTCTTTCGAGTCCACCGTCAGGTTGTCGATGAACTGCTCAAACATCTTGAGCCAGCGGCCATCCGAGGTAGCCATGTTACTCCGTCTTTTCCTGAGATGCTTTGTACTCCATCACGGCTTTTTGGCTGGGAGTAGGGGGACGATTTATGATTTCTTTTATTTCGTCCTTAATGGACTTCTCGCGAGACTCGATCATTTTCGCAATAGCGCCTCGCTCGCCTTTCAAGACCGACTGGCGGGCAATTTCGTATTCGCGTTTCCAGCGATTGCCGCCATCAGGCGTGAACAGAGCGTAGGCTCCGTAGCTTGCAACGCGGGCGGTCGAGACAGCGCGGGCTTCGCAAATGTCGATTTCCTTGGTCGAAAAAATAACCGGCTTGGGGTCATTGAACCATGCGCGCCTGTTTGCAATATCCTGCGCTTCGAGAAGGCAAGCGTTGGCAACAACAGGCCCCCGGTGTTCCGCGATCAGGGCGTATTGCTTTTCCTTCCAAGCGGCAACCATTTTGCGGGCTACGCGATTTCTGGTTTGCATGTCGTTCACGACTCGATCCTTTCCTGTTATTTTGAATTGTTGTTAACGCACGCCTTTTCGTATTCCTGATTGTGCCCGAGGATCTGCACGGCAAGCGGACGCCACGTACCGGGGTCCTTTTTCATGGCGTCTACCTCGAACTCGCTCACGTCGATGTGCCTGAACCGCACGCAGGACGTATCTGCGGAGATGACGGGCGGGTTACTTGAACAGGCCGCTGAACAGAGCATCATCGCTGAGAGCGCGATTCTGCCCGTCAATCTTGTCACGTTCCTTGTGGGCATTGTTCAACTCCGTCAGTCGGGTCGTGCAGGTCGTGAGCGCCTGCTGGTACTTGCCTGCGTCCTGCCATGACACTTTCAGTTGCCACCCCGCGACAGCAAGGGCGATGGCGAGGATGCCGCCGATCCCGGCAGCCATCATGAAAGGGCTTGGCATGAGAGACCTACCGGATGAGGCTGATGACGAAGACGATCACAAAGGCAAGGGCGGCGGTTGCCCAATGCGGGTGGTCGTCCCAAAAACCAATGAGAGTCCTCGCAAGAGCTTTGAGTTGGTTCAACATTATACCGGCACCTCCAGAAACAAGCTGCGTTCGGCAGCGCGACGGCGGACAAGCCCCGGAAGGGTTGCCCCATTTCCCCCGTGGACCCACTTCGG